TCACCCCATCAATAAACATTTTTTCGCAACATCCTCTATGGCGTCAAAATCGGGTTCGTTAATACTAATATAATCTTTATAAACACTAATTTTATAATTATTACCGTCGTTTTTGGTATTTAACTGTTTTTTCTCAAGCACAGATAAAGAAAAAATACATTCAAAGAAATCAACGTGTTCTGGCCCTAATCTTTGGATTAATAACCCGTAAAAAGGATTATGCATTGAGCTGAATTTAATATTTATATTATAGTTTTTATGACTACAACTTATGCGACGTTCGAAACTGTTAAACAATATTCTTAATTCTTTAAGCATATCTTTTGCCCCAGTATAGGTTACATTAATATTATTAAAAAGCAATTCAACCTGAACGCTATCACTCTGGCTAGTGTCCAAATCATATTGCATCGTTAAAGCAAAATTACTAAATTCATACAACTTTTTGTTTTTCAAATTAAAAACTTTTTTGTATTTATCTCTTCCGTAACGATCACAAAGGATCGATTCAAAAATACCATACGCATCAACACTTTTACCTACAGTAAATGCCGTAGATATTTTCCAATTTGTATCTTTCCATCTAGAAATAATTTTAAGCACGAAAAAATAATATTTAGGGCTTCTCGTATATAAAATAATGTGAAGGCCACCAATGCCAAGCATCAACGGAATCACAGAACATAACACAGTAACAATTTTCGATGCGTCTTTTACCCATTCCACAAAACCACCTCCTTTCGTGTATCATATTAATTTATTAACTGTCCGTTAGATAAATCCTGCAAAAAACTATAAAAAATAATTTTCAAACACAAAAAGCCCGGCTAGCCGTATCAAAACGACTAGCCGGGCATTAATTTATTTCCGCACCGCAAAAAATATTGCTAATACATAACCGATATCTCTCTCAATTTTTAATTTATTAGTTTCCGATACCATTTCTTTGTTGTACGCTTCGAATGATTGATTTGCCTTCTGCAATGAGACTTGCGCTTGATTTAAGTCGATCTTGGCTTGCGTCGATACGGTCCTCAACTGTATTAATTGTGCCTGCAACGTCGCCAAGTCCTGCTGATATTGTACCAGCTTGCTCTGCGCTGTCGCCAAGTCCGTTTTCGATGATTCCAAGTCCGTCAATAGCTGATTGTTGTTGATCTCCAACTGACCGAAGATCTGATCTAACCTGGTCAGCTCCGCTGGGGTTATCTCCGCCGCCATACACATTCCAGGCAATGAGACCAGCAATAACACACATAGCAATAATGAGCAAAGTTTTCTTGTCAGTAAAAATGCTTTTAATCGCTTCAATCGTAATCACACCCTTTCTAATCCAACAACATAATCATAAGTATTGTTCGCGCGGTTTGCGTACCCGTCGGCATATTCCGAGCAGTCAGCTGCTGCAGCATATTCATCGTGGAACAGGTCCCGCAACGTTCCCAGGCAGTTGATATCATATCCTCGTTCGGCCCGCCGTTGCAAAAATCGACTTACGACATAGTGCGAAGTCGGGCACCAGATACCGGCATAAATAATGCAGTCCGGATCAATAAGACCCGCGTCAATTAGTGCCGGTAAGTAACTGTTCGCGCAATCCTGGGCAAGTATCATATCCTGAGCCGCGCGTCCTTGCTCTGAGTCCAGTAGCGCGGATAAAGCATCCAATTCCCCGGCTGCCTCAATGTCGGAATAAGTCCGACCGGCAAACTGATCACCGCCGTCGATATAAGACAACAGCAAGTCACCTCTGCCGCCGATCCCTTCCCATTGGCTGCAACCCATGCTTGGATAATCACCAGCGGTTGAGCATGACACAGCGCCATACGGTCCCTCAACGCCGGTTTCTACCAGCCCGCGCGCAATCGCTTTCGTCAATTCATCCGGTGTCATTTACTGCACCCCTTCTCATCCCGCAACTGGATCAGCTTCTCTTTAATATATTGGGGTATGTACTCGCCATACCCCATCCGATCCACGTTCTCGATAATCGACAGCCCTTCCATGGCAGCGTAACCGAATACCGCCATGCTGCGAAAAATATGGTTCAAGCTCATCGACGTATCGAGCAAACTGGCGAAGGCAACAACCGCTAAAATCACGATCTTTCGTTTGATCCCGGAGAAACTCCGTTGGCTGGACAACGTACCAGTCTTCCACGCCGCTATCATGCCAGTTGCATAGTCAATGCAAATCAGAACCAGCAGCGCCTTTATTGGCGCATCCATGCCACCAACCAGCCATGAAAAAACCGCGCCGATGGCACTAAATAAAGCCATGACGCGGAGTTCGGTTTGTGTGTATTCAATCATGCCGCCACCTCCAGTTAATAGATAATACTCCTGTCAATTCCAGCGCCATACCGATATGTGTTGATTGTACGACTTGTTTTGTCGACAACAAATACATCCCACGCATCTTCCGTGTTTGTTCCAGTCGTGCGTGTATACGAATAGTTTCCATCTGGTGGACTTTCATAATAATCTGGATAACTACTTAATACGGAAATCATAGGAAAGCCTAAATCCTCCGGAATTTCCATGGTATCATAGTGCGTATGCCCAAAAACATACGCTATTAAATTCATTGCACCTTGCGATGAAAAATCAACCGAAACCGAAGTTTCACTATCGGTATAACTTGTTCCATTCTTATACGCATATAGGATTTGTTCAATTACTGCTCCGTATTTTGCAACAGTAACGCCGGTATATCGCGATCGAGTACAGTGATGGCCAAATGCAATTACATGCCAATTCGCTTCATCGCCGCCTTTACTGCTTAAATCCAAAGCAGTATTAGCAATCCATTGTAGTTGTGTCGGACTCCAGCCCCAACGCAATACAGTATCGTATGGTTGACTTGCGGAATTAGTAAATATAGCCCTAATTTTAAATTTATCAAAATCCTGATAATAATAACCGCCGTCTGGCTCAGACGGATTAACGACAATATCATTTTGTCGAAATGGTCTAACCATTCGACTGAACCATTCATTTATGGTTAAATCTCCCGTTGTTTGTGATCCATCAGAATCGTGGTTCCCTCGCATGCAAAATACTGGCTGCTTAATTCCATCAAAAACTTTTGCATATTCGGACAGGTTAGTCCTAACCGTATCAATCGTCGTTTCTCCTGCGATCGAATCTCCGCCATGTACCACAAAGTCCATTTGCCCATACTTACTCATAGAGGAAATGGCTTTTAAATGATCTATGCATCCGTGCGTATCAGTTATAAAGCCGAAACACAGCTTGTTATACGTGGTTACTTGGGAAACACTGTTATTTATAGATTTCAAATCACTGGACGCGTAATCTGCAATAGCATCATCATCGTATGGTCGCTTACCATCAATCAAAAAATCGCCAAGCATAAATACCTTTTTATATGTGCGTGAGAAAAGTGCTAACAGAATTTCAGATGGACTGATAGAAGTAATCGAACTCGTTGTTCTGACTTGGAAAGTTTTAGTACTTGTATCGAATGTAAGAAGTTCCTCGCTTGAAGAAGTGATCATATTAATAGTTAAATCGACTGCTCCTGTAACATTTATACTATCTAAATACGTATTTTTCACCGCAATATTTGTTATTGCAGGGATAAATATTGTATTCGAAGCAAATCTAAAATCAATCTTCGCCCCAAGTCCTCCAATGATGCCGAAGTTACCTGCGACTACCTTCCCGCCATTTACCGTATAAGGAGCATTAATCGTTATTTGTTTGGAAGGTAACCACAAAATACCAACCACACTAGAATAGCCTGTAAAATTAGGGATTGTAGCACCGTTGTATATTTCAAATTTAAGAGTATTGATGTTAAACGCAATTGTAAAACTCTGAAACCCTGGAACTAAAGCAGAGAAATCAACCGTATGAGATGAGAAATCCCACGCCTTAGATCCAAACCGTATTCCACCTGCGGGAACTGTTAGTATGTAATTTGTTAAATCGAAGTTAATAAATCCGCCAGCTGTGTTTATCCAAGGTGTAATCGCATATGGTGGTACATTAGCAACCGAGCTACCTGCCGTTATGCACGGCGCTGGGACATTGATGTATTTATAGCTAATCTCAAACACACCTGCAAGAACATACGTTTCTGGAGTTGATGCTATATCGGCAGAATATTTAACTTTAAATTGAAGTGTCGATGTATCAAAATATAACGTACAACTTGACGACACAACATTCGAAAAATCAACTGTATGTGCCGAAAATGAATATACTGTTTTCCCAATTCGTAATCCGCCTGCCGGTACGCTGATCGTTTTTGCTGTAAAATCGAAAACGAAATAACTGCCCGCTGTATTGATTATTGGTTTAGCAGCAAGCGCAGTAATTTTAGCCGAAGTTACCGATCCATCAACAACTGGCGGTACATATGACGATTTTTGCCAACTTCCTGAGCCACTAGCACCAAGTTTGATGTAAATTCCGTTGTTTGTACTTGTGCTGTCGTTAGTTACTAAGGCCAAAATATTCGCAGCATGGGCAAGGTCAGCATCCATCAGCGCCTTGGTGGTAAACGCCACATCCGCTGTCGCTTGTGCAGATAAATTAGCTGCATTGGCTGCCGTTTCTGCTGCTGTTTTATATGTTAATGCGTTTGTTTCACTTTCCGCCGCTGCTGAAGCTGAACTTTCCGCTGAAGCTGTTGCATTGGCTACCGCTGCGTTTATAGTTTGATCTACATTGCTTTCGGCTAATTCAGCCGCCGTTTTAGATGTTTCTGCTGCTTCTGCCGAACTTTCCGCATCGATTGCCGATGCTGCTGCAGCATTGGCTGACATTGCCGCTTGATTAATTGATGCCGTACTTCCTTTGTCCACAATAACAATTGTATCTGCCATTACTTTGTCACCTCCGGTGATAAATATAAAACTCCCTCAGTAAATGTTTCTACATACCCGCTGCTCGCCCAGGTAAATTGCACATCCTGTGTATAAGCTGTGCAATCGGATACGGTTGGACCTCTTGCGGGCAGGCTTGCCATTGTTGCTGCCGTCGCTTCGAGGTGATACCTCCCTTCTGCCGCGTTATCGATAACTACCGTTAATTCGGCAATAACGCCACTGTTAGCCGCCGTGCGTATCTGGCATTTCCCCGTTGCGCCGGTCAGGTCAACAGGAACGTCACCTCGCTTATATTGATACAAATCAGAATGAAAACTATCGCCTTGCTTTGCATATAAATCTAGTTTCCCCGCCAAAATCATCACCATCCTTGTGCATCATATGTAAATTCTCCAATCATATCCGCCAATGTGCTTGTGTTTTGGATTAACGCTTCAAAGCCTGTCGCCGTTACGTTGCGCCAATATACTGCTCCACCCGTTGTATTGCAATAGGCAACGAAAGTGGGGGCGCTGCTAAATGCTTCAGCAAAAGCAAAGGCGGTCCAGCCGGCCGGATCGATCGTTTTCGTCGCTCTCTCAATGCGACTTAGCGAACCAGATCCTCGAATGGTATAGGTATATTCCGTTACTTCATCCAGCGATTGTTCATTAAAGCCAAATACATTCTGCGCCGTTAATTTGACATGTAGCGTCCGGCCGATATCCGAAGTTTGATACGGATATAAAAAACCGTCCGAGTCATAGCGCAAAAAATCCTCATTAGCTGAATGAGCTGCTGCCGTGCTTCCGTATCTACCCCGCCGGAGTCCCGATAAGGTGTATCGTCCGGCACTAACCAGCGTGGCCGTCTCGTAGGCCATCCATTCATCACCAATGGCAATTAATGTTGCGTTAGCGTCCGCTGCATCAGCTGAAGCGCTAAGCAGTTGTGTGCTGGTGTCTGCCAGTTGCACGGTTGCCGATGTGGCACCGGCCGTAATCGTAGAAACAAGCTTGCCATATCGTCCAGGCCCATTAATCCGGCCGACCTGTGAATATTGGGTACCATCATAGGAAACCCATACACCAGCTCCGCCCCATGTCTGATTATTGACTCCGCAGGCAGCAACGCCAATATTATGGCTGCCATCGAGAAACGGTGTTTCATAAAACAATGGCGTTTGCGTGGCTCCCGGTTCAACGTTACGATCCAGCGCCCCGCGGTCCGCATCATATACGAAATATTTGGCCGGTGAATATGCACCAAAAGGCCGGTATTTCGCTTCACACTGGTACGCTTCATCACCATCCTCCGTAATGCTCTCGATAATAACAGGCAGTTTATTCAATCCCGCCGCCGTGCAGGTCAGCGTGACAATATCTCCAGGCTCTAATAAGCTGTGCATTAATCCCAGCTTGAATTTATAGGTATTGCGCCCATAGCAGCTATCCAGCGCCAACATTTGGGCAACATATTCCGCCCGGGCTTTGGTATGGATTTCGTGGTAGGTCACCGTTGACATTGGCCGCAGGCCGCGTTTGTTGATATCGGCCAATATCTGATAATCTACTGTTTCTGTTTCATAACTATTCGCCCGGTTGGTAAATTCGACGGTCACATGATTGTACGTCTCAGCATTGTCCGTGCGCTCCCAGGTAACTAATTTACCGTCATCATCTTCTAGAAAATCATCTTCTGTCAGATCGTATTCCGGCGTGGTATTCGGAGTATAGGTAACGTTATTGCCGGTAATCGCTGACTCACAGCGCGGCACAAATTTCATTTTCGACTGGCTCCAAAAAACAATGGTATTGGTCATTTCGCAAAGCCGGTTCACAATTTCATATGCCTTGGACTGATCCGTTAATGCTTCGGTAATAAATAGGTCCGACGCTGCACAGAAGTTTTTAAAATCCGTCATGGAAGACGCATGCACGTTATCCGAAGTAAATCCAAGGTCGGCCAAAATATACTCCGTAACCGCGCCTGGGTTCACATCCGTTCCATCTCCGCTTGTCAGCAGATCGCCTTTAATCTCAAAGTTGTATTGCTGTACTGCCGCGTCCGAATCAAGATCAATATAACCGGCAACATACGCTAACCCTGAGTACGGCAGCGCATGTGTCGGCGCCACCGGTGCAGTATAGGACCAAATGGATTGCCCGTCCGTACCATCAAACAATGTCAGTCCTGCAGCCGCCAGCGTTGTTATGGTATCCGTATCAATCCATACCTGACCAACACCGGCAACCTTGCCCTCACACAAAGCGAGTAATACCGCTGCCTTATAGGTATAGGTTACGGTTGTCGTTGATGATCCTCCGCCCTTGCCAGTGTGAGTTGTTGAAGTATTTTTAATGGTTGTGAAATTAAAGTAATCGATGATATTTGCCGATTGCCTTGACGTTCCCAGGATGACCGGAACAACAACGCCATACGTTGCCTCATTGACTTGAAATCCGGCCACGCTGCCGTTGTCGATCACCGTATTATGGTTGTTCATTATGTTTCACCTCTCAGCCTGTAAACGCCACGCAATCTGCTAGCGCCTTTACTGTCTAGCAGCAAGGCTTCATTCACATTGGATTCGATTACCCCGATATCAACGCAGGCCTGGATGATCAGCGGCCATTTCGTTACGATCCCAGCATGCGAAATACAACGCCCAAATTGAAATACTGCGATATCACCCGGCAGCGGATCGCCGTCGATCAGATCGCAGTATTTTTGTACCCAAGCTAAATATTTTTCTTCTGACCGGTGCAAATGCCATTCCGGAGAGTACACCCCGGGTGAGCACTCCCCTGGTGAAATTAATCCTGCAGCTTCAAAAGAGGCGATCAGTAATTGTCCACAATCGACCCCAACACCCTGGATACGAGCGCCGGAGTGATACGGAGTACCTAGCCATTTTCGTGCTTCCGTTACAACATCGCTCATATTACCGTCTCCTTTAATGGAATGAATGGCGTTGACCGGTTACGCGCCAAATTATTAAATTTCGATGTGCAAACCGCCGGTGTTTTTGCGCAACCCGGGTAAATCGTAAAAGTATCACCCACTGCCGGCAGACTGTCCAATGAAACAATGAACAAAATCCTGCCATTCGCAGCATACGAATTTTTAATGGACATGCTGCTGTCGCTCAGATCGCCGCTAGTAAACATCGCCCCTCCCAGATCATAATAACCGTCAGCAAAGGTTAGGTTCGTGTAAATTTCCTGTTTGCTGATCACCTGGGTAACGGTACCGGAAACGGTCCAGTCGGCAATATCAAGACCGCAATCGGCATCGTATAAGGTATAAGGGCAAGTTGGATAGTATTTCCGCAGAGGATAATCCACATTAAGCCGCTGCATGTACGATTTTACTTTCCAATCCATCTCTAACCCGCCGCCGCCCTCTACATCGACATAGCCGCCAAACCATTCCAACGCTCCCACAACAACGCCAGGTGCTGACATGAAGCATTTATAGAGTGTAAGGTCGGCGTTATCAAACGCACCGTTTTGCGCTGCTTCCTGCCATGTAGCCGTGCCGATTAAATCAGTCGCATCCGACTCAACCGTAATATCCATGGAATCGACTTCGATCTTTGCAGTCAATTTTGTCTTGCCCCGCGTAAACAGCGGACCTTTGTGTGAAAAAACGCGGCCGTCAGACAGGGTGATTGGCATGTCATAATCTGCGTAGCGCAGCACCGTTCCACTCGCTAATGTAATTTCGTATAAGTCGCATTTATGGAACACAGTAGCTGTGTGTAAGAAAGTTTTTAATTCATTCGAACAGGTTTTCATCGCACACTCACCAACTTAAAGCTGTTTAATTTGTACAAATCATACCAAACCATTTCCCAGGTCACGGAGTCCGAAAACGCCACTCGCCAGTAATAGACAAAATCAGCGGAAAGTTTCACGCCAGCTGCCGGAGGCGTGGCAAAATACACAATACCATCATCCTCCAGCGTCACATTCACCCTATTTTCCCCTGCGTAAACAACGAGCGTTCCAGACATGATATCAAGAACAGGCTCGTAAAATGCTCCGTCGCCCCACGTCCTGAGAAGTTGAAACCGCTGCGTCGTTCCATCACCAACACCAAACAGCGTTCCTGCCTGTTGGTAATCCTCCATGTCAAGCCAAAGGAACGGCGTAAGCTGTCCATACACTTTACCAAAGAAACCGGCAATCTGATCGACCTGGCGATGATTAAGCGCCGTAAACGAACATTCCAATTCCCACTCCGGATAAGCGTGAGTAATCAACGTTTTTCGGCGCTTGCTCCCTGACTTTTGAACAACTACATCAAACGATGGCGTTTTTTTATTGTTCCATTCCATGGATGAGATGCTAGGGAAAATATCCATATTAAATCGTCACCCCCGCAAACTCACTTGCCTGCCGGCCGAAGTATTTTGATATTTCCCGGCCGCCGGATTTCTTCAGCCATTTTTTAACGGAATCGCCATCGATCGCGGAAATATTGAAAGATACTTGATTGACGGATCCACTTTCACCTGAAGTAAGACCAGCCTTTTCAAATGCTTTTTTATTGAGAGGTAAAACGGCTTCTTGGTAATGCCCCTCGCCGATCTGCGCAATTGTCGGGCCGGTTGTAATTCCGCCAGTAGCCAAACCCGGGATAGACGCCATCGCGTATGAGGCAAGATTAGCCATTGCCATGCCTTCTATCGCCGGACCAGCATTCGCGCCAAATGTAGCTAACGAAACCATAGCCGCAGCCGGGGCCCAGGCTAACGCGGTAGCAGTACCTTGCGCCGTAGACTTACCAATCTGCTTTTCACCAGACTGATCGCCGAAAAGAGCCATCATTAATCGACCGGCAATCCAACTAGCAACATAATCAGCCACTACTTTTAGCATTGTCTGTCCAAGAGTTTTAAACGCATCGTTAATGCTTGTAGTCCCGCTTAAAATATCAGATAGAGCGGTTTTTAATCCGCTAAATGCACCGGCATACAAATTGGCAACTAACTGCGCGGTTGTCTGATGTGCTGCTAAAAACGACGCCTGGTATGTATCCATCATGGTTTTTTGCGCTGAATAATTATTCATACGCTCAGCGTTTTCGGCCGTCAAGGCGGCTTTGAGCTGTGCCATACTGTTGGCAGCGTATGCTGCATCGATATTGGATTGAACGTCTTTGCAGGTAGCATAATAATTATTTAAGTCAGTCCAAGTCTGCTTTTTATAAGCAGCTATTGCATCATCTGTTGCCTTGCTGAAATTCAACCGGCCGTCATCGGTTTGCTGATATGCAATACCCAGCGAATTAAGCGTGGTAATAATATTTGATTTTTGCTTATCGTTGGCAACAGCATAGTCATTAGAAATTTTATCGAAGTAATCCGTAACTTTTTGCGCCTTATCAGCAAGATCGAACAGACTGCTGGCGGTATCTTTTTTGGATCCAGTTAAACTGCCGAGCGTAATTTCTTTCTGGATTGACATATACCCGTCACGAATAGTTTTAAAAGTATCCAGCGCTTCCTTCGCTTCTTGCTGCAAAATCTTTGTCCGCCTGGCGCTGTATACAGCATTAATCCGTTCTTTGTCGCGCTCATAATTCTCATTCGCCGCGGCGGTTTCATCAAGCGCCGTCATCTGCTCTGTTTTCCAAATATCAAGCTGCTCCAACTGGCTTTTCGTGGTTTGAACCCATTCTTTCTCAATAGAGTCCGAAACTTGCTGAGCTTTTTTCTCTAACTTCTCCCACTCTTTTTCAGCTTCTTTAGCCGCTTTGCCGGCATCAGGATCCTTGCTGGATGTATTGCTATTAACACCATGCAATCCTGTAAATTTGGTGTTCGGCTTTGTCGTTCCCTGCCCTGTGATGCTGGAAACATCAATGCCACCAATGTGTAATTTGCTTGTTACTGCAGCCACTTTGCTCATTCCAGCCGCCAAATTGCTGAACAGTGTTTTTACGCCTTCCGGCATGGCCTTGCTTATCAAATCAAGTAATGGCTGCATCTTATCGACAATCCACTGAATACCATCTGCAACAGCCTGTTTAATTGATTGCCATGCACTGCTGATATATTCCGTTATCCCGGACCACACGCTACTGGTCACATCACTTACGGAATTCCAACCAGATGAAACAAACTCCATCACCGCATCGACACTTGTGCCAGCGGCCTCGGCAATGACGTTCCAATAATCAGTAAACAACTGTGAAATTGTAGACCATAATGTACTGAATAACTCACAGAGCGGCTCCCAATTGTTCCAGATTTCATAAGCCAAAGCGCCAACTGCTGCACCGGCCGCGATGAATGGCAGCAGCGGAGCGATTGCCGCCCAAGTGCTAAGCGCGAACGCATACATGGCCGGTATAGCCGCCGCCACAATTGCCCCCGAAATAGCAAATACCGCCGCAATTGCTTCTGGCGGTATCAATCCCTGAATCGCTTCTTTTACACCAGCACCTTTGACTACAGCGGTAAACTGCGTCAGAAAATCAGCAACGCTTTGCAGTTTTCCTTGCAAATCAAAGGCTGTAGTCAACTGGTCGCCAATGTTCTTCAACAGCATACCGGCATTATCTTTAATCGTACTTAGCAACCCTGGTACGGTCTTGCTCATTGCATCCATGCCGCCGGCAAAGTTCGTCTGCATCCCTTTCACAACAGCGTTAATTGCGGTCGTGCTGTCAATCGCTCCCTGTTGGCATAAGCCCATAACATCAGCAATTGATATACCCATTTCGTCAGCAATGTATTTCCAGCCATTAATGCCACGTTCAGCCAGTTGGTTCATTTCCTCGGCCGATAATTTTCCTTTTGCCTGGATCTGGCCTAATGCTCTAACAACACCATCAATTGCCTCCTGCCCGCCGCCGACTAAACTGATTGCATCACCAACAGATGCCATAATAGGAATAATATCTTCAGCAGCGAACTGAAACGCCATCAGTTTTTTCGCTGACTGTATGAGCCCTGGCAATTCAAACGGCGTGTCAGCTGCGAAGGTTGCTAAATCATTGAGCATTTTTTCAGCTGCATCAGCACTGCCCAGCAACGTTGCAAATGCTGTTTTGTTCGCGGCAAAATCGCTCGACATTTTAATGGCGGCTGCGCCGGCCAAACCGCAAGCGGCTGCTAATCCAGCCAATAACCCGGCAGCTGCTCCGGACATTTCCAGTGCATCACTGCCAAACCCGCGCCGTAATTGCCGCTGGCTGGCTGCTATTTCTCTTCGTAGTCCTGAACTGTCGCCGCCAATACGAACCAATAGTTCTGCTACTGTTGCCAATTATTTTTCACCTCCAGTCAACCCAAATTTCTCCCGAAGGTATTCTTCATCTGATTTTTTATTGACTGTTTTTATACCCGGTCTAAGCGGTTTTAACAAATCCATAGGAGTTATATTGTGTTTTAATGATTTACCTTCCAGGTTCATCAACCCGGCCACGAAATAAGCCAAGATGTTTTCTTTTTGTTCCTGGCGGAATTGATATCCTTCCAGCATACTCAGAAACTCATGCGGCTGCAGCCGCGCAAACTCCCATGGTTTTAAATCTAACGGCCCGTACGCAATCGGCTCAGCCCATTCCAGCCAATCACTGAAGGCCGTTACGCGTTTTTTTCGTCACCAACCAGCGCTTCATCTGTCTGATCAGCAGCCTCTTTGCCGAACAATCCACTCGCCACAATAGCGCGAATAATCGGTACCGCAATATCATCAATCGTGCCGCCTTCATCCAAATACTCACTGATTTTATCAGCATAGAACGCAGGAGTGACACGGCGGTTATGGTGTTTCAATCCTACTTGTAAGCCAGCTAAGCAGAAATTGATCCCAGCATTACCAGATTGGATGATTTGCTGAATAGGAGCACCCATTGCTTTTTCAAATTCAGCCAGGCGCAAGATATCAAAATAAATTGTCTGCCCTTGTTCAAACAAATCAAACGGAATTGTTTTTTTCATGTTAGTCCTCCATATAAAAAAATTAGGCGGCAATTACGCCGCCTTTACTATTATGCTGTCAGATTTACTGTGATGTTCAATACTGCACCGTCTCCCGTGGTGATAGCGAGGGTTTGTGTGCCAACCGTCAAGCCGCCAAGGTACGTTCCTTTGATAACCAGCGAACCAGTTGAATACGTGTAGTCCGTTGTAATTGTGAGCGCTGCTGCGCCATTTTTGACGCTGGAAACCGTAGTGGTTGCCGGCAAGATCGCAAACGTTTGATCTGAGGCTGCAGCCTTGCTAACTGTCACATAAAGCGGACTAATGGATGGCGTGCGAGTGCTCAGCGCTCCGTTACCGCCGATTGTACCTTTCAATGTAGCTTCTCCGTCATGCGGGGTATCCATAGAAAAATCAGTCAAACTGCCCCATCCAATTTGGTAGCTACCATCAGGATACAGCAGACGTACGTTAATTTCTGCGCTGGTCATAAATGCATATTCCAGCGCAGCAAGGCCAGCGTCTGCCAACAATACAAGGCCATCCAAATCAATGGACCACGATCGCAGACCTGCTTTGACAGACTTCCAACCTCCCGTTGTTTTATGCGATACATCAATTTCATCCGCCGAACGGCTGAGAGATGTACCGCGCTGCCCGCCGATCAGCGTCCATACTGGCGTTTCAACTGTACCGGTATTAACCGACAATAAAAAATCTTTACCTACTGAAGCACTGGAAACGCTCGGATTAGTTGGTAATGTAATTGCCATTTATCTCACACTCCTGTATTTTGAATTTTTGATACGAATGTTATAACTCCGTGATACCCTGTCGTTTCTTCCTGAAACGCTTCGAAAAAATCAACATCTTGGCTCATTGCATTAAAGCCATCATCGGATAAATCAAGCGGCCAAGCGGTAAGAACGGCTGTAATATCATTCGCAATTTCGTTGACTTCTTTTTTACCTTCGTATTCACTCCAAACATGAATCTGTAATGAAATATCCGACATGTCAACCGTCTTACTTCCCGTCTGTTTGCATGTGAACGCACCAAACGTAATGTACGGAAGTTTTGCGTTGGGTGGAACATCATCATGTACCGGAGTGGTTTGTTTTGTTGATAAAATACCGAAAACGGCTTTTTGCAAAGCCGCCATCGGTATGCGGCGTATAATCATCTCGGCCTCACCGCCTCAGCAAGCCCCTGAATTAAATTCGGTCGCTCATCCTCGAACGCGGGGCGCATTGTCGGATGCTCACGTGCAGAAGCGGGGCCTCCGTGTCCAAACTCAACTAAGTGGGCATGGGGCGCTTTTTCACTGATTGTCCCTGTTATTGTTTGTCTGCGAAAACTGCTGACCGTGTGCCTGCGTAAGTAGCCGGTTACATTGTGAATCCGACTTGCCGCGCCTCTTTTGATCGCCAACGTTGACTTTCTGACAACCTCTTCAATCCTCGCAGCCGTCCTGGCATCGTATCTGCTAATATTATTAAGCACAGCGTCCAATTCCGGCACGCGGAAATTAATATAAAATCCTCGGCCTGCCATTATTTCACCATCTCCCTGCACACCAGGATTGTGGTTGCCCGATCGTAGTCGTATGTGTGATCGATAACGTACGTATTGCTGCCGTAAACCGCACGCCAGCCTTTTCGCACATCGGTACGGTACCGGATCCCAATTTCACGGATTAACTCGCTGACAATCGCACCAGTCGCCTCAGCGGTTTTTAATTCCGTTTTTCGAAATTCGGCCCAAACGGTGGCGCGTGTTGTCCACACCGTAGTCCATCCTCCGGCACCGTCAGCCGTTTTAACCGGTTCTTTTAATTCAACTCGTTTGTTCATTCTGCCGATGATCATATGAAATCACCGCAGCAGGCAATGTGCTGCACAATCGCATCCACTGAATGTGTAATTCTAGTGAGCGTTCCCGCAATTTCAACGCCCCTGTTTTCATACCAGTGAGCGCAAAGCATTTTAACCGCCTGATTATAAACCTCAGAACTTGTAATTGCTGAATACACCGGTGCGCCTGCTTCATCAATGCCAGTTTTAACCTGTGTTTTTCCAGTCTGCTCATTAATGTAATTTGTAGCAGCTGTGATCAGCGAAGAAAGGAAAGTATCTTCATCCGTTCCGTCAACACGCAGATAAAGTTTTAACTCTGCGACAGTCATGATCTTACACCATCAAGTAAGCATCAATAACTTTTCCACTTAAAGCAGTGTTCAAATCAATTGTATTGCTTTCAAGTGCAGTTGCAGAAACGGTAACGGTTGGCGCTGTACTTTCCTTTACATTATCGGCATAAGCAGCTAAAACGGTATTGTGCGCCAACTTATACGGAAGCCCTAAAACTTCACTGAAACCAATTGCAGTTGTAGCACCGGTCCCGTCATGAGCAGGAATGGTAATTTTCGTAACGGTTTTAAATGCTTTTGTACCGGTCACCGTTCCAGGAGTATCTACGGTAAAAGCCGGCAGTGTTTCGGTAATCACTTCATCAGCATAATTCGTACCTTCAACTACAACTTGAATTGCCTTAATATCAGCGGCCGTCCCACCGGCTGTTACGGTGATTGCACGCGGCACAGCCGGACTGTTAATATTTGTTGTGATAACTTGCTGAACCCCAGTATCAATAACGGCAGCATGAACACCAGTTGTACTGGCAGCAATGGCATTAGCGGCTGGAACTTGAAAATGCGCCACATAAGAACGATTAATACGCAAGCCTTTAACATCCGTATTAATCCTGTTAAGCCGCGGATTATTACCCTTTGGAATCATCTTTACACCCCTCTTTCAAAAGTAATGGGCGGATTGCTCCGCCCCAATCATTACGCTGCCGATTTAATCAAAACAAAGGCTTTAGTTGTGATAACATCGCCATCAACAATGGCATAACCCATATAATCAGTTTTACGCTGCTTGATATGATCCTCTTGATACATGGTCATATTCTCGTTAACATTCATTGCATACCCTTTCGCAACATTGCCAATCAGAATTTCACCGTCAGAAACGCCATCTTCTTCTTTTACCGGCAAACCGAACAGTCGGCCAACCCCACCGCCGGACAAATCAGGAACAAATAACGGACGGCCGATTTCATCAACAATGTTGGCAAGAACATTCCAAATCATATCATTTTTGGCGTAAATAGCCGAACCATTCAAATAACCAGATTTCATTTTTGCCAAAGCAGACGTTAACTTGACATAATCAACATCAGCTGTGGTTGCATATGTAACAATTTGCGAAGTTTGTGCTTCTCCTTCCAATGTAACTGCAATACCTTTCGGCTGGGCCTTAAACGTATCACCTTCACCGGGTTTACCCTTACCTTCAACAACAGCTTTAGCAAGCGCATTGCCCATTTTCTCAGCGATTTTGCTAGTAATGTAGGCAAGGAAAGCATCAATAGACATTTTCTTCAGCTTCCAAGAAACCGTAATATCTTTCGATAATTCACAGCCGGTTAAATTTACATCGTCGAAGGAAACAGTACCTTCTGCCGTTTCGGTATCTTCGTCATACCATGCGCCATCATCTCCGCCGGACGTTTCGCGGGTAATAGCAAGATCACCTTTAACGAAAGTCATTGCTAAATCTCCAATGATGGGATGAGCTTCACCGATTTCTTGCCAAATCCCTTGACGCACGGTTTCCGGCACAAGAACGGTATGCGTTGCTGCCGTCTGCGTGGTATTTTGGAAATCAGAGTTGATCTTGTTGAATACAGCCAATTCATTCGTATCCAACTTCGCACCCATCATGGATTTCGCAAACGCTGTGCGGTAAAGGTCCGTGTCATTTTGTGGTTTCATCGGTGCAACCATACCGGACGGTTGCAAGTTATCAGGTTCATTCGTATCGGTAATGTCAGCAACAACAGTTTTACCTTTCATCGCCGTTAAATTAGCCGCTTCTTTTGCAATTACTTCAAAGTCAGCATCCAACTTTTCAATATCGGCACGAATCGATTTTGCTTCGTCAAGCTTTCCTTCATTCAAAAAACCTTCCGCTTTCGCAATCAATTGATTCCGTTTTTCAAGATATTGTTTCTTATTCATTCAACTTTCCCCCTTAATTTTAAAAGCGCTAAGCGCTCATTTTCGGCCAACACATCATTTTTATTGTTGCTATCACGCAACAAATTTTTAACTTTATTGATCACCGCAGCAGGAAGCATCGTCGCAGGTCCAGCGCTGGCGATTAATACGTTTTGCTGGTCAAACATGATCTCATCAGCAAACCCCATCTCTTTTGCTTGTTGAGCGTTAAGCCAGGTTTCCCTATCCATCATGTCCAACAATTCTGCTTGATCGATGCCAGTTTTAAGCTGATATGCATTAGCCATCGATTTGTTGTAGTTTTCCAGCACAGCCGCTTCTTGCTGTAGATCGCGATAATCTCCATAGATGCTACTAGAAACATTGTGGATCATAATTTGCGCTGTCGGAGCAATCATAACCCGGGTCCCCGCCATGGCAATTACGCTGGCAGCACTGGCAGCAATGCCGAAAATTTTTACGACGACATTTCCTGCATAATCTTTTAGTGCTGAATAAATTTCGGAACCAGCATATACACTTCCGCCGCCGCTGCTGATCTCAACATCAACTGCTTCGCCACTGAGGCCAGTCAGTACGCTGATAACCTTTTTAGGACTGGTCGCGTCAATACCAAACCAATCATAGACATCTTGCCAGTCATTTGGAATAATCACGCCGCTAATTTTAATTTTAGGCACTCGTTCCACCTCCTTCCACAACCGCAGTATCTAAGCGGCGAATCGGCTCATCACCGCCAGCAAGCGGCCCCATGTTCAGCACCTGGCGCCATTCATTCGGCGTCAGCGCTCCGCGATCAACCATTTGCAGCAAGTTAACTTTTGTTGCCATGCTTGCATACTGCAGATTATTAGCCGCAAACACAATGCGATTACCAAAGCCGCGTTCACGAAGGGAAAAAATCTTCCGTGTAAACTCATTTGATAATTGTATTGCAACCGGCTCAATGACCGATTCATAATAGGCATTCCAATCATCCTCAGTGAATTTCGACTGAATGATTTTTTCATTCGTACCAAAGAAGTTATAAATGCGCTGAATTGTTTTGTCCATTTGTCCAGCGTTCGGAATATAATCTGTCGGTTTAACCTGCTCAACATCCGCCTTTGTATCCGTACCGGCCGCACCAGCAAACGAATTTTCATCAGTATCATCAATCTTCATGAAGTTCTCAACAAATTTTTGCGTTTGCTCTTTTATATCTTCCGGCCGCAACGTTTGCTTAAACTTCAGCAGCCATTTGATAACGGAACTATTTTTTATTGCTTTTACAATGCCCTGGTCAGTAGTCACTACAATTTCCATGAGCGGAAGCAAAACGTCAATGTTACTTTCGCCAAAAATATCATTATTGCAAAAATCCTGTCGAATATGAATTACATCCGAGTAAGAATATGTAGCGGTTTTACCGTTAAGCATTGTAAAGCGTAAAAACAATTGACGTTGTTCATCATAAAGCGCTTCAACTGAAACGGCAGGTATTGGATAAATTTCCATTGCATAACCATTATTATCCCGGTTAATGTAAGCAAATGAATTGTTGTTCATTGCCAACACTGCAACCATTTTTTCAAGCAGCATTTGACCGGTCATGTATGGATTAGGTTCTTCCAGCAATACTTTTACGTAACGGTCAGGATTAATCTTAACTCCATCCTGCCCTTGTCTTACTTGCTGCGCTATTAGCTTGCCAACCGCCCTTGCAAACGGTCGAATGCAACTGCGCACAATGTCAGATTTATAAACCTCGCCGTTCCAAGCATAAAACCCATTCCCGCGCTCAACAATCAATTCCGTTCTAACAACAGTAGGACTTCTGTTAAAAAATGACGCTAGCCGTTTAAATACTTTCAATTCGTCGCCCCCTAAATTAAATTTAAATAGTCGTTTTTCTTATCTTGTAAAACAACAAACGCATCGATCAGCGCCATTGCACCGTCAATGCGTTTTCTATTATCTATTCCCTTTACAGGTTGAATGTTGCCGTTTAAGTCAGCCTTGATTTGAAGATTTGATAAATTCCACATATCCATCGGATTATTGTTGAAAACAACTTTGTGTGCAGCAAGATCCCCCTTCAACGTTTTCATTGGATAAGACAACGTTTGAATCCCTTGCCTAACTTTAATCATGCTGCCTTCCCCAAACTCATACACAAATTCTTCAAGTAAAGAATCGTCAATGTGCCAAGGATCAAAACCAATCCAAGGAATATAAACATCATCTTTATCTCGTATTTCCTTGAACCATTCCAGCACACAACGTTTATCAACTTTATTACCGGCTGTTGTTCGCAATAAGCCTTGTTTTTCCCACAGCACATACGGAACATTATCACGCTCGCGCCGGTTTCCATCTGCATCCATTCGCCTGAGAACTTCTTCCGGCAGCCAATACATGGATTTTACATAAATTTTATCATCCCCCGGCCGCATGCAAAGCACTTTCGCGGCCGTAAGGTCCGTTGTTTCAGATGCATCAAAACCACCGATCCCATACCGGAAACCAATTGTTTTAAAATCAAATTCTTCCTGATTGTTTATTTCATCCCAAGTCAACCAGGCTGCTGCCGAATTTTCCGGCATATTAAAATCTTTGACCATGACGGTTGGCTTAAATGATGGATCACTTTTAGCTTTATCAACACATTGTTGTAAAAACTGTATCGACTTGATTGTTCCAAGCCCGGGATTTGCTTTAATCCAACATTCCGGTTTGTCCCACTCTTTTTTATCATCCAATTCATAAATGAACGGTAAAAAACGTTCATCTTTAATCTTTTTGTCAAGCACTCCGCAAGCATATTCGTATTGACTGTCAAAAATACAATCACGAACAAACCCATTAGTAGTGATACAGAACAAAAGCGGTTGTTGCCGTGAACTCATAGATTGTTTCATCAAATCATAAATATCACGGTTCTTGATTGCAGCCAATTCGTCAATAGTTACGCCATGAGCATTTAAACCATCCAGGCTGTTGCTGTTACTGGCAAGCGGTTTTAAGATACCCATGTTGTAAGAAAAATATAAATCGCTCATACGCTTGCGAATGTGTTTCCGCAGCATAGGCGATTGTTTAACCATCTTGTGACTATATTCAAAACCAATTTTAGCTTGATCCAACATCGTTGCAATGTTATAAATCTCTGGTGCGCCTTCTCCGTCGCCCATCAAAAGAAACAGGTTTACCGCGGCAAGTTCGCTTGATTTGCCATTCTTACGGCCTTCAATCGTTAATGATTCATTATACTGCCGGAAACCTGTTTCTTTGTGGACAAATCCAAATATGGCCTGAAATTTTGCTTTTTGAAATAATTCCAGTTGTAATGGTGTTCCCATTTTGCCTTGTGCTTGCTTGCAAAATGATTCTATAAATTCAATTGGTCTATTTGCCAATTCTTCATTGAAAACCCACGGATCATATTTTTTCGGATTATCCAGTTTATCCAATAGCAGCGTATAGACTTGCTTAATTCTTCGACAGGCAATAATTTCGCCACGTATAACCTTTCTGGCGTATTCTTCAAGCGCCGTCATACAATCACCGTTTTTTCACAAAGTTCATTAATTCATCTTCACCACTACTACCGCTGCTTTCATCGTTAGGCAATAAATCCGCTAATTGCTTAATAATGCTTGCATGATTTTTAATCATGGTATTATAAATTTCAACTTCTGGAGATTTCTTTGTTCCCCATTGATTTTCACCGTTTTGATATTCGCTGATAACACCTTTACAGTTTATTTCTTCTTGTAAGTCCTGAAGGGTGACGGCCATAAATGCGGCGTTCTCAATGAGCGATTGAACTGCTTTTTTTGTTGAATCGTTTAACTTTTTAAATATGATGTTAAGGCGGCGTTTTTCTGTTGCAACTCTTTTTTTCTTATCCAAAATTTCTTCATCTTCCCGCATATCATCACCTCACCTTCTAACTACACCCCGTCGTACCGGGTTCAGCGCGTGAAAATTGTTGCCCCTCCCCGGTCCCTGTGAATTGTGTCAAAAACGTGAAAATGGGGGGCATCATCCTAAATGATAATTGTTATTTGTTATAAGTTTAAATTAATAACTATCGCCTAACTAAGCGTCCATATTCATCAAACATTACATCTTCACGTAACGATCCACACTGTCCATGAATTGTATTGTGACATCTCCGGCACAACAACATTAAGTTATCCCAACCTAATGTTATTACTGGATTGTTGATATTCTCAGGCGTAAGCCAAATTTTATGATGGACAATTTCACCTAATCCATGACATTCTTCACATAAATGAAAAACAGAACGGGCATAAGCCGCTCTGCATTTAATCCATTGTGCTGAAGCATAGAACCTCATAGCAAACTCTTGCGCCATATCACTGAGCATGATAATTAACTATCATGCAGATCACCTCCGCATAAAAAAGAACCTTTGAACAATGCAGTTCGAAGGTTCTTTTTTATTCACAATATCAACTGTACTAATTGTACTATGTAATATAACGCATCACAAGTGCGCGTATATTGCATATAATATTGCATTTACTTGACAACTTTGTCATTCATATTATTGTCTGACATTATAATTCCAAGTTCTTCTTTAATCGTTCGTTTCAAATCATCAATCTTAACATAACCTGTTTTAATAGAATCAAACTGGTCCGTCACCTGATCCAGCAGCCGTGTCAATCGCGCATGACCGAACCCCCATTTGTCATGGAGTATTAAGATCAGCGAAGCATATATGCCGGACGTTGCATATTGAATACCTTCATAATACGAAGCTTCCGCAAGCAGTTTGGCACTCTTAGCAGGAACTTTCTTGCGTCTGTCCGCACGGTTCATAGCATCAACCCCCTAACTAAATAATTCATAGATAACTTCATCACTGAACAATGTAATCTTCAAGGCATTAATCAAGCGGTTTTTATTCCTGGTAATCGTAGAAACATCCACTTCAAAATCATCAGCAATTTCCTCCCTGGTTTTTCCGTCAAAATATTTCATCTGAATAATTTCAAAATAAGGATCATCACGTATTTTATCAAGCGCCGCATCAATGATTGTAATAAACTTTTTCGTTACAACAATGGAAGATTCAATTGATTCAATTTTATCTTCAACTTTTTCATCTTCCGATGGTGTATTAATTAAACCGCCGTTACCCGACCAGGAAGTAATTGATTTTGATTTCTTTGACAAGCCGATTTCTAGAATTGTTTTTATTTGTTTGCGCTTATCGTCAATGGCTTCTTTGAAATTATTATAATTGTACAAAAGTCGCTCTGTTTTTTGAAATGGATTTTGCTTATTATCTTTCAATAAACTTTGGCGTTTCAATTCAGAAACAATTGCTTTCGCTGTTTCTTCTGATGTTTTAGAAATAAATTCATTTATTTTATCGCTCATGCTCTCACCTCGATTGTAAAATTTTAGCGGTTCAAGATACGGTACCGGATGATTTAATTTTAACTATGCATCTGGTACCGCTACAAATCTATTAATATCAATGCTTCATAGGTTTTTACTTCCTAGCGGTACCGGATCTAGATCGTATTTTTACTATACTTTATTTTTAAGAAACATTACTAAAGTTGTTATGTTTTTTCTCTCTTATATAAAGAAATTAAAATCATCTGGTACCATCTGGTACCGCTACCTACAAACACACGCCGTTACTACGTTCATAGCGGTACCAGATTGCAATTGTTATCCGGTACCGTAAACTAAGTTAACATATCAATAAACCCAATAATGATGCCGGTTTATTGCGGTACCAGATGATTTTCGATCCGGTACCGTTAACTTGAACCGCGAATGAATAAATTCCATAAAATCAACTATTATTTGAATTCTTTTCCAGTCGATTTGTTTTTTAATTGAATTCTTTCTATTAGGTCAAAGCCGGCAAGATCAATGATATATTTTAAAATTTTAATTAGAGCATGCGCCCGTTTTTCGTCTTTCGTGATATTCTTTACTGCTTCATACGCTGTTAAGTCTTTGCAACCACTGCTGTTAAGTCTTGGATTGCGCGGGTTCATGATTGATCACCAAGATTATCAAATATGAGCGGGATTTTTGTCTTTACTTCCGCCAGCAACATTGATGCAACTTCTTGCATTTGCGGATGTGCAGCCGGTGCAGTTCGCAAATTGAAAAAATGTCGCCATTCACGCAAGTTTGCTGTCATAACAATTTCTGTTTTTAAGCTGTTGGGTAAAACCGCCCTGGCCTGTTGTGCGGTTTGATCGCTATGTAATAACTGTAAATATGATGCTTCTGCCAATTCACAAGCCATTTTCCAAACATTATACGCTCTCGTTTCTTCTTGCAAATAGCAGGGTTTAATTACCGTTATTTCATTGCCAAAATCACCTTTACTATAATTGCAGTACCTGGTTGATTCTTGTGAATAAGAAGCAAGCCTATGCCGAACAATCTCATGACTAACCCCACGATCACAAATGAATTTTGCAGTGAATGAAACGTGTTCAAGAACGGACTCATGACCCCGGTTTATAATGTTTTTCACAAAGGATTCAGCCGTTCCATTAGTAATATTAGCTTCAGACTTATAACATACCCGGCCGCAAAGTTCGATTTTATTCAAAATTGCGGCACCGTCAAGATTGTCCAAAAATTCAACGCTCGGTCTGATAATTTTCATTTTATATCCGTTCCTTTCGTTTCAATTTTTTCGGCGCCACATTTAGTGAGATTATTTTTTTCGCAATCTATACAACAGGTATGAGTTTTATTGTAATGGCAAGTTGGTGCTGGGCATTTATATTTATTCATGATTATCTCTTCTTTCTAAATTATAATAACGCTTCGAATGATTATTATGGTATTGCGGATCCCGGGCGGCCACGCATAACGCTGTGACTAACACACCTAAACAACCACCAATACCAGCTGCTATAGCATGGGTAACAATCATCAGTACCGGAAGATTGTCAATCCATTCGAAAACCTGCAGCAATGCTGACACATCCCTTAAATTGAATAGGAATATGCCGGCACCAGGCAAAGTCAATTTCTGCACGGCAGCCTTCACAATTACGCCAGTCTCCATAAACATGCATTTCATCAGCCAGCGATAGTAATTCAAAATACATTTGCATACTACGTATAACGTCATATTTTTCTTGATTTAAAAAACTAAAATTATGTATTGGAGAAAGCGGAACAATGTTTTGATCTTCTGCAACGGCTCTGCGCATAATTTCAGCAATCTTTTCTGTATTTTCCATTACATTGTCCCTAAGAGGATGAGAAAAATAAATTTTCTTCATGTTTCATCCCCCAATCTTACCGGAATGTCCTGTAATTCAGGATGATGTTTTTCCATATGAATGGCAAAGGAAATGTTCCACAGCGCCGCCCGTAAATGTGGTTCGTCTGTCATACCGCGAAGGTAACAAGATAAATGACGAATTCCTGAATCAATCAAGCTATGAATTGGAATGCCCTTTTCACAATTCCGTTCACCGTATTTTTCGGCACCCTGTTCACAATGTATGGCAAGCTCATGGATCGCATCCCAGGGAAGAAGATCATACCTGCCTTTACCTTCGTGCAGATCACGAACCGCACCAGTTTCAAATTGTGTCCGGTTGCCGGAGTCAGCGATTACTGGCGCAGATGGTGGATTTGTATTCGATATTTTTCGTATTGATCCTCCATGACAATTCATTTAAACAACCCCCATATTCCATTAATTTCAACATTTACTTTTCCACCAAAGAGCATGATCAGTAATATGGCCAGCGCAACAATCCACATGAAAGCAACTGATAAGTATTCAACCAATTTATCAATGAACTCCATAAACATTATCACCGTCCTTTTTTATAAAAATCTTGTACTTCTTTCCATCAATTTTTTTTTGCGCTATTTCATAATTAAATCGTTTATTGATTTGCCGTGAAAATTCGATCTTAGACATTGCCTGCAAACTATTAGTAAGACAATATTCATGATACTTTTTGTACACGTCATTTGTCGGTTCGTTTTCAATGCCATCTTCACCGATTTCTTTGATAAAACCGATAATAGGATTGTTGGATTCTTCATATTCCTGAAGTTCGTTTTCCACCCTGGCCGATGTCGTAAACTGGCGGTTTTCTAAAACTCGCTGTAGTCCTTTGATGCCAATATTTATTAAGTATTCAATTGGTTCAGCTTCCCGCAATTCGTATTTTATATAAGGTCTGTAATCGGGATCGTTTACGCTGAATTTTGCATCAAAGGGAATAATAATTAACCGTCTTAAAACCGCTCCGGTCTTGTCCTTAATCCTGGGGATATTGTTGGCACTGAATAGCATCTTTGAATAGTTGCTGAAATCAAAAGGATTTTGGCCTTTGCGCTCAACATTCATTCTGTCGCCGGTAACTAATTTTTTAAAAACCGCTGCATTGGCAATAAATTCATCACCGATATCATCACCAATGTTTGCAAGCTTTCCAAACAGTTCAGCTGTCTTGAACCTATCTCCTAATTCTTTTAGGTCCAATGCAGTGATGTTGTTTTCACCTAACAGCGTTTTTACCATATCAAGAAAAGTGCTCTTGCCGTTTGACTTGTCACCGATCAGGATGAACGCCTTGCCTAGCTCATTTCTTCTGAACATGCAATAACCAATTACTTCTTCAAGCAGCATTCTGATTTGTTCATCGTTGCAAGCTAATTTATTAATAGTTTTATCCGCTAGTTCTGAATATGTTGCAGGATTGTAATTCCAATCAATCTTGTTCGTTATAATATTCTCATGTGAAAAATCAACAAATGAATTATCAGTAATGTTGTAAACTCCGTTATTGAAAGCAATCAAATTGGCTGCAGATGCCGGTACGTTATCCCGAATTAAAATATCCAGGTAACTTAATACTTCAGTCCGTTTCGCTCGGTTCAAGTTTGGAATATGCCGTATCATTTCTGCTTCAATTTCTGCCTGCCCGTTAATGTAAATGCCGTTCCTGTATAAATGTAATTGGTTGTTGATCTTGATAATGTGATTATTATTCTTTAAATACGTTGCGAACTTATCGAACAGGAACGCCGAACCTTTGAAAAATATTGGCTTTTTAAAAGCATCATCACGCAAGATTGTTTCAATTTCCGATTCTGACAAGGGAACTTTCAGCACATATCCGTTGATGATCCTGATTGTTTCCCTGGCTTCTTCAACCGTAAAATCATTGGATTGAAGCGTTAGGATGTAATTGAATAGCGCTTGATTCCGTCCATCCCCAGCATCCATTTCAAGAAAGTCCATACTTGTTTTTATTGGTGTCAGCCACTTTGGGACTTCTTGAATTTCCGTTTCCGGTACCTCATACAATATTTCACGTTCTTTATTGTTAAATTTCAGAATGGAATATGAATTTCGACAGCCAAGTTTAATATCAGATTGAAGGCAGCAAGCCATCTTACATTTTGTTTTGTTTGATATGACATTTCGATTTTTAAACAAAAAGTGTTTGCCACGTGTGGTCTGATAAACTCGACATTTTAAACCCATATCACTAACAATCTTGAATAATATTTCACTTGCTTCAAATTCATCAATATCAATCAGAATTGTTTCATCCGCTAATATGCCGGCAAACTCAGGCAATAATTTGATTTTATCGTAAGTTTTAAAATCCGTTCTGTTTTTAATTTTCTCAATACACTGCTTGTTTTTCGTTTCAACGTATCCTTTGAAAAGCTGCATAGCGGTTCACCCCCTTCCTTTAAAAATTGGTGTGACGTTTACACGATAGTTAGAACAGAGTAGGATTGTTTTCAACTCCAAAATCTTTCAATCGCTTATTGGCTAAATCGATGTACCATTGTTTGTTTAATCTGATGTTTACTTTTACACCGTTCACTTCATCATTAAATATGAAGCAATGCTCCGGCGTATTTTCAATTTTGGCCGGCCGCCCAGTCACAGCATGAACCTTAAAAATTCCAGCATCCAATAAGCTCGTCGAAGCAAAAACCCGCAAGCATTTTTCCTTTAGTACCTTATTGCCATGCAGCGCATGTTTGTATTTACTGCTAACCTTTGAAACCTTCTGAAATTCCTTTAGTTCGTCGCAATCGCCAATTGTTTTTTCAACCGGCATATTATGCACCATGTATTCAATCAAGGCTTTGTTTACAATTGGTAAGTCATAGTCTAGGCTTCCAAGTTTTTTAACGTAAGCTCCTTTTGATTTGTGCTTTCCTTTCGCATCAACGATGATGTAATTGTTCACATCTTTTTGAAACACTTTTTGGTATTCATCGAATTCAAGCTGCAACCGTGTGCGCTTCTCCCACTCATAACAAATGTCGTCGATCAAATCATAATCTTCATACTGTCGCAGCTTGATCAAAATGCCATCCGTATTTGATTGAATGATTTTACAGTACGGCTCCAGCTTTTCAATAAGATCAAGCAACAACAATTGGCCGTATATGCAAACCCTGTTTGCTTGTCGCGGATCATATAACGGATTGTTCATATCTTTCATTGCACCGTATGTTCCATTCAATACAAGCTTCAGCGGCAATTGCAGTGGATTCTTTTCAGCCTTGTATTGCAGCCTGGTATGATAGATTTCTTCGTATTTCTTAGGATCTTTCATATTTCGACTGCCAAGATTGTATTGGATCATCAACGATGGATACAGTGACGCTACGTCCATGTTCAGATAATAGCCTTCACCATGATATTGATTAATTGCTCCATGTACGCCGCCCCAGGCGAACACATGCGGAACACCGGCAACCATGATTTCAAGTTTTTTTTCATAATCCCGGTTGTTTGGATCCATATACCAATCAACAACATCACGATATTTTTTTATTCGCATAGTCGATGGAAGATCAATGTCGAATTCATCATTATGGTTTTTTTTCGTAGCATCCAAAATGATTGCTGACAACTGAACTTTTGTTTTTGATAGCAAAGACAAATCAAGTGTTCGATTCTGGCAAGCCAACTTAACCAAACCCCTATGAGCTTCAAAATCGTCTTTTCTTTGTAAAAACACTTCAATTGTCTGCTCAACATCATGCTGGCAATATTGGATTGTTTCATCAATTTCCGCTTCCGTTAATTTCCGATCAATGTCGAATGGAACGCCAGATTCCTTAATGTTGTTTCCCATAAACCCTTCGAATGTTTTCAATCCTCGATCCAGCGCATTCATCACATCATAATTGATCAGCGGAATTTTCCGTAATAAGCTAGAAAACTTCCAACCAGGATGATCCTCTTTAATGATGTAATCATTGATTTTTTTCGGATCGAAACCGCATAAAATGCCTTTTAAAATCCATTGATCATAATGTTTTGAATTGAAACCAACCCAAATATCATGTTTGTACTGGTTATGAAATTTTTTCAGTTCTTCGGGATCGTTCACTATGACATAATGAAATTTTTCAATTGGATTGATGATGACAACCAACCAATCATACTTAAACACTTCAAAATCAAAGAAAATCATCGTTATTCACTCCAAGATTTTTAAATTAAAGGGGATGCAACATTTCACATCCCCTTTAATTTAGTTATTCAGCGTCGAACACATCCGTAATTTCAAACGTGTTAAAGCCTTTCTTTTCTCCGTATTCAACTGCATATTCAAAGTTTCCATCAATCGCTTCATGCACGTCCATCAACAACTGTCCATATTGGCTGTATTTATTGAATTCAATATCAACACCGGATTCAAGACTTCGCAAGAACTCATTAACAATATGAATTTGAAACCCTTGTGTGATGACTTGATACATGAAAATCATTGAATTTTTGTAAGTCCCATTGAGAATTCGCATCCAGCAAACAAACATTGGATCTCCTTTTTTGGATTCACTCAGTTCAAGCTTCTCGATTTTGATTTCATATTTACCGTGTGGAACATCCTTATATTCACCATGACCGGTTTCTGCTGCTTCAGCAACATCCTTTGCCAAACCTTCCGTATCAATTGCCTTGTCAAACTTTGTGTAATCAATAGCCATTTAGCATTACCATCCTTTTTTAATATTTTATTTTGGATGAAAAATTAGAATTATTCTCCGCGTTTTCTTCTTTGTCTTGTTATCGGTTTTTGCTCAACAGGTGCAGCAGGTTCCTCAGCCGGATTTGCAACCTCGGATGTTGACGATTCAGCCGGTTTTTCGAGTGATTTTTGTTCAACTGGTGCAGGTGTAGTTGGTTTTTTTACGCTCAAATTGGCTTCATCGTAAACTTTCATTAATTCATCATAGTCCAGAGGAATTGTATTCGCCGTTACATTCAGCCGGCCACCGCCAAAGATCACTTCATTGGTCTTGAAATTAAGTGTCCGAACGTTATCATCAGCAATAACCCGGGCGACAATATCAACCATGCCAGCAATCTTATTGGCCGTTTTTTCCTGAAGGTTCGGCTTAATCGCAGTGATCTTGTCGCCGCCTTTTTTAGTAATGTCCTTGCTGGTGTCCTCATGGCTGATCAATATAATGTTTTCATAATCCAAGTTCATCAGGCGCTTCAACGTTGACAGGAATTCGGTTCTAACCTTATCCCAGGCGCGAAACGAATCATCAGATTCATGCGTGATCCCCATTTGGTCATACATGTATAGCCGGCAATGGTCGTAACAATCTTCAAGCAGATCAACAACGATAGTTTTGAAATCGTTTTGTTTCTTTTCCAGTTCATCAATTGCATCTTTCAGAACTTCCCAAGCAAGCGTTTTTTTCGTCATACGACCATCAACTGTTACGACGTTTTTAACTGCGACGTACGGAGCATCAACAAATTTAATATTGCCATCCGTATTCAACATAATTGGATCAGGAAACCGGTTTGCAAGGAACGTCTTTCCACTAAACGGAGCACCATATAACCAAATGACCTTCTTTTCGATTTTCTCAATACTGCGTCTTTCGTTTTTTGGTAAAAGCATGTAATCCAACCCCTTTTCACATAATTCTTGATAGTCGCACCAGCGACACAAATAACTTTTTTCTTTTTCAAAATCTTTGATTTCCAAAACTTGTTTCATCCCAAGCGTGAAATCAATTACCTTCTCAACATTAAATTCAACCGGGATAATTTTCGCTTCTGATTTTTCTAGTTCTGCAATAATCCGCTGCCGGAACTGCCGTAAATCTTCTGTTTTTTTCTGTTTGATTTGAACCTTGGGAACAAACACGAAATACATATTTTTGATTTTTTTACTTGGATTTTGTTTTTCAAAAAAATATTTGTATTCGTGTAGCTGCCCCGATTCCATATAACGATCAATGTTATTGGAATATTTGAAATCGTACAGATCAAAAGTTCCATCATCGTTTGGTGTTAACAAGTCAAGGAACGCAATGAAATCTGAATTCATAATCTGAAGTTCATGTTTTCCATCCGGCAGTAATTTCTTAACTTTGGGAATAAGATATTCAAGTTTGATGATCTCGTTAATGTGCATATCATCAATGATGGGAAACGAATTGCAATACTCGCGTATAGCAGTTTGAACATCCTTTTCAATCCCGGTGTGAATTGCTGTTCCTAAAATCAGCGCATTATCTGCATCTGTTGGTGCAATGGTTTTTAACTTGTCAATATATCGCAGCTTGTACTTGAATTTGCAGCTTTTAAAGCACTCAATTCTTGAATGGCTGAATTGCACCCGATCACCCCCATCACCAGGCTTTTAAATTCTTCAAATCCTTTCGGAAAAAGGATGATCCCAATTCCGCCGGCTTCATTGATCAGTTTGGTATTCCTTTTTTGCAGCGCTGATGCTTCTCCATTCGGTCCTTTCAGTTCAATTGAAAGGAATATTCCGTTGATACAGCAAAGCAAATCAGGTATTCCAGATTTTTGATAACCTCCGCCCCACACTTTAACGAACCAACCACAAGGATCCACCGTCATCTTATGCCCTGGAGTTCCAGCAGCATAAACGCCAACTGAAGTAAAAAACTTTTTCACTCGGTTTTCAAAGATTTTTTCTTGTGCCATTATTTCACTTCAACTTTCACATAAGCTGATTTGCTTGAAGGTTTGGAACATGTCTTATAAATTTCAGGATAATTAGCCTTTAATTTTTTACTGTCCACGCTTGTTGAAGTAGTTGCTGCAATATAAGTAATTTTTAAAACCTCATTGTCAAAGGATTTAACGCCGTTAATTTCCATTGCCGCCTTTAATTTTTCTTTCAATTGCTTTTCATCTTCATCCAATTTCTTTTTCATGGTACAAATATTGGCAATGGATTTAATAATTGCAGCCTGGTTGTTTTGGAAAATGAGAAGTGATGCTTGTATGTCCTCTTCAAAAACTGCATTGTCGCAACCATTTAACGGATCGTTCGCAGAAGGCGTTTTGTTGCAAGCATCTGTGCAGGTTTCTTTTTCAACGCATTGCGAACAACAAATATTTGTTTTTTTCAGTGGGCATTCGCCACTACATTTGATGATCATTCTTTTACATCTCCTTTCAAATCTTGTGCTATTCCATACAACAGCATTGGAAACAATGGAATTAGCACTTCGCCGCCTATGGCGTCATAACCGCGCTGCATGCCAGCCAATTCAAACATGACTGGTGTAATACAGAAACAAATTAACGTGAATATCAACCATTTCATGATAAGAAAACCAGATACAAACCGTTGTCAGTATCACTTTCGCTTTTGCTAACAATCAATGATTTTTCAATTGGGTGTGCATCTTCAATCAATGATTCACGAACATCACTAACGAAAATTTCAGTTTCATCATCTTTAATTGCTTTGAGTTTTTTCTTCAATTCACCAACTGTCACTTATATTCACCTCCATGATATTTTTCAAACAGATCATCTGTGTAATCTCGGCCGGATTCCAACGTTGATAACACTTCTTCTTCCACTGAATTCTTGCACATCAGATAATAATAGAAACATGTTTTTTCCTGACCGATACGGTGAATGCGCTTCTTGCTTTGCATCCAATCTTCACAACTTTGGGTAAGCGTGAAGTAAATAATCTTGTTGGCTTTCTGCAAGTTTAAGCCCTTAGCACCGGCCTGATACTGAACAAAAGTGATTGAATCAGATTTTGTTTCATACGCTGATAAATCTTTAACTGAACCGTTCACAACTGACACCGGCCGATCTTCGGCCAACTTTTTCATTCGGTCAAGTTCATCATTAAAGTTGTAAAACACAATCAGGCGGTCTTCTGTTGATTCAATCAAGTCTTTGAACGCTTCAAGCTTGTCCTGGTTGAAGTGCCCACAAAGCTGCCTGGCATATAATCGTTTTGTTAGTGTCGTATCACCAACCAATTCAAAATCTTCCACCGTGATTAAACTGGTTCGCATAAACTTGCGATATTCTTTTGAAGTGTCTATTATTATTCGGTTTTCAATCTGCTTTGGTAAATCAAATACTTCTTCCGATTTCATGAATACTGCACCATGTTTGGCAAGTTTATGCTTTAGCCGGTCAACATTTTTATAACCAATAACATTTTTTCTTTTAAAACCGCTACTGCCATCTTCAACCCATTCAACATCAACATATTGCTGCCAAAATAAATCCTTTGAAATGCTCCATCCCAGCAAGTGAAGCTGTGACCACAACCGTTCATATTTTCCCGAAGTTGGAGTTCCGCTTAATAGAATTACATTATCCGGTCGCATCTTCAGAATGAATTTTGACCGCTTAGCGGTTTCATTTTGGATGATTGATGATTCGTCAAGCATTACTGTTAAATGCTCTAATTTAAGCAATTCAGGACGCCTAAATGACAATTCATAATTGATAATTAAAACGTGCTGCCGCCGATCAAGCCCGAAAAGATGAACGTCAACATCATATTTAAAACCTTTTTTTGTACAATCTATAATTTTTATATTTGGGTAATAGGTTTCAAAGTGATTAATCCAATCATCAATTTTTGATTTTTGGCAAATGAGCAAGTTAGTTACGGTGTCCAATTGAAGTAACTTTTCCGAACCAACAAAAGTTTTTCCAAGTCCCATGTCAAGATAATAGGCAACCCTATTTTTATCAGCGGTTTGATTCAATGCCTGTTGTTGGTGAGGGAACAAATTAATCATTTACATTAATCCCTGTAATTAGTAGGAACTTTTCAGCATTAAAATTCGGAATTTCCTTGATGGTTTTTTTATCTGCAGCATCAAGCGACTTCCACCAATTAATAAATGCAGCATCCGTATTATTTACTTTCAAGTAACCGCCAACCGTCTTATATTCGGGATGTGATTCCTTCTCTTCATCCGTCATATCACTTTCCCAAACAAACTCATTTGGTCTGAAATCAATGCGGCGTAAAACGGCATATGCTCTGCTGTTTCTCCATTCTCGAAAAGTCATATTGGTTTCTAAATCGAAAATTTTAATTTTGTGTTCCTCAGTACAAAAACAACCGGTTTCACGATCAGAAATATTAAAGTCACCTGTACAAAAGTCGCTTTGATTCCTGTTGCCAGTGTTCCTGTTGCCAGTGTTGCAATCGCCAGTGTTCCTGTTGCCAGTGTTCCAATCGCCAGTGTTCCAATCGCCAGTGTTCCTGTTGCCAGTGTTCCTGTTGCCAGTGTTCCTGTTGCCAGTGTTCCTGTTGCCAGTGTTGCAATCGCCAGTGTTGCAAAGTCCGCTATTTCCTTTACCAAGGTTTACGATGGTCAGTAATTCATTCCAAGGAATTTCCCGAACGATTTCAATTTTATTGGTGCAACTCTTATCGTCATTCTCATCTAATTTCCCATGTGCAATTACTTCAGCAACTTTATTGTCAGGATTGAAGCTGTAGTAATTAAAGCAATTTTTGGCTTCCTTGCAAAAATGAAACCCTCTGTCGCATACGCTGGGCGTTATGTCCTGCTCGTAAATCTTGCCAACTTCATACTGAAAACCTCGGCAAGTCCAATCTGGGTTAAATACTTTAAATCCTTTTTGCATTTAACTTTTCACCCCTTAGTGATATAATTAAATTCAATACAATTTCCCTTTGCGCTCAATGGTCGTTGCAGGACCGTTGGGCGCTTTTCTTTCTGCTTGTACACATTTTCATCAATCCTCAATTTCAAACGTCACGTGCTTACCTTCGTCAATGATGACGGCAATACCATGATCATAAGCCCACAAACAATCTTCCAAAGTTACCAAGTTAGCAGAATTTGGATAAGTCAATTGCATTTTATTCACCCCCTTTCGTTATTGCAGTTTTTACCGGATTACTGAACTGGCTTAAATCAACCACTTTTGCAATAATATGAGCTATGTCTTCCAACGACTTATCGTTCGGGCTGTCGTATGCTTCCAAAATCTTTGGTGGGTTCTTTCCGGTTAAATCCAACCTGACCTTTATCATCTTTCACCTCATACAAATAATTCCAAAGGTTTTTCTGTGATCGCCGCTAGTTTTTTTGCTATTCGCTTACTGATCGATCCGCCATTCTCAATTCCGCTCAAATAACTTTGTGTAGTTTTTAAAACTGCTGCCAATTGCTCTTGGCTAATCCCGTTGCTTTCGCGAAATTCGCGTACAATTTCAGCTGCTTGCTGCCCCAAATCAATCACCTCCTTTATCATTATTTTTGATTATAAATTGCTCACAGGCACTATCTTATCATTTTTTATGATGTTGTCAATCAATTTTTATGATATTTTTTATCTTTTATCCATTTTCAATATCAAGTTTTATGATAAAATTTTATAAAAAATACTGATAAATACTGTATTTATTTTAAAAAAATATAGTAAAAATTGATATTTTTTGATATAGTAAAAATAAAAGATATGGAGGCGGTAATCGTGCGGTTTTTGGGTGAAAAATTAGCAAAACTACTAGAAGATAGAAAACTAACAGAAGCAGACGCCGAAAAACTAACCGGTGTAAAACAAAACGTGATTAATATGCTGAAAAATGACAAAACAAAAAACCCCAGCCAAGCCATTCTCGATAAGCTTTGCCAGGGTTTCGGAGTTAACGAATTTTATTTTTATGTTTCAGGCGAAAACGTCGCCGATTATTTTCTAACTCACATGGATATTGAAACGAGGAGTTTCGTCTTAGGCGTTAGCAATTTGTCACATATCCAATTTGCTATGAAAATGAAAAACACCGGCATTCCAGTAGAAGCACTGGAAGAAATGGTTTCTAGTTTTCGTCGTTATGCGAATTCTTACCATCCCAAAACTCAATAAATTCTTTTTCATACTGCTCGTCCACTAAATACGAACCGTCCGGCAGCCTGATCCACGCGTATCCACCAACCATATCGATCACTTTGTACTCTGGCATACCCAAACCTCCCTTAATTTAACTCGAACAAGTGTTTGATTTTATTATACATTATATGTTTTGTGAATACAATATACATATCTATCCTGTACCCATTTGTATTTCACCTCCGGATGAAGATTTACATTTTCCATCATAACATTGTGTATTTTTTTACGCAAGCTTACGTAAGCTTACGACAGCTTACAGTAATTGTAAAAAATGCTATAGTGTTTTTGAGGTGATAACAATGGGCGAATTAAAAGATCGTTCTCGTATAACAACCAGTTTACCTGATGAGCAGATAGAGATGCTCCACGAACTATCTTCCAAGACCAAAATACCTATGTCAAAATTATTCGAAGAAGCTTTGGAAGATTTGTTTGCCAAATACGTTAAAAGGAAGTGGCATGATTGAACGCAGCCATATACGCTCGCTATTCTAGCGATAAACAACGAACAGAAAGCGCGACAGCGCAAATACAGGCTGGGCAAAGGTATTGTGCCCAGCAATCTTACACTGTTGTAAAAGAGTACGTTGATGAGGCCACTACTGGCACTAACGATGACCGTCCGGAATTTCAGCGAATGCTAACGGATGCTGCCGCCGGATTGTTTCAAGTGCTGGTTGTCCATAAAGTTGACCGTTTTGCTCGCAATCGCGAAGACGCCGCTTTTAATAAACAAAAACTTCGCAAAGCCAAAGTCCGCCTGGAATACGTTGAACAACATCTGGACGGGTCGGCAGAGTCGGTTATCCTGGAATCTGTGCTGGAAGGCATGGCGGAATACTACTCTAAAAATCTTGCAAAAGAAACAATGAAGGGGTTAATGATGAACGCGCAAAATGCACAATTTAACGGTGGAACTCCCCCACTCGGTTATAATGTCGATGAAAACAAAAAATATGTTATCAATGAGCATGAAGCCGAAGCGGTGCGTTTAATCTTCCGGCTCTATGCTGACGGAATGGGCTTGGCTCGCATATCAGATGAATTAACGATGCGTGGATATAAAACGAAACGCGGTGTTAAATTCGCGAAAAATAGCTTGCATGATATTTTACGCAATCACAAATATATCGGTGTTTATACGTTCGGGGCGGTATCAAAAACCGAGGAAGGAACGCGCAATACTCACCAGCAGACAACTCCAAAGATGACTATCAAAGACGCTATCCCGCCGATCATCGACAAAGACACATGGCAGGCGGTACAAAACAAACGAGAAGAGAACAAAAAACGCCGCGGGGCGAATGCCGCCAGGCGCACGTATTTATTATCCGGCCTAGTGTTTTGCGGCGAATGTGGCGCGGCTTATATCGGCAATACGTCGTCCCCACGCGGTGTGGAATACTCATCCTATGTTTGCGGCAAGCGTGACAGAAAAAGCGGTACATGCGCCAACCAGAGTGTTCCGAAAGACGAATTAGAAAACAAGGTCGTATTGTTTGTCAAAGACTATATTTTAAAACCGGAAAACGCTGACGCTTTGGCTAATAAGTTAAATACTATTCAAAAAGAACAGTCAGTAAATATCGTAGAAGAGATTAACTCCCTTGAAAACGAAAAAAAGCAGACCGCCAAAAAAATTGACAATCTGCTTAAAGCTATCGAAGATGGATTATATTCTCCTACGATCAAAACAAACATGATCGAAAATGAAAATCGTCTAAGGCTGATTGAAAACCGATTAACAGAATTAAACACGTTGATAGGAAGATGCTTTTTGACTGGCGAACAAATCAATGCCGTATTAGATAAATTCCGAACCGTGCTGGCCGAAAGCAGTTCACAGGAAGATATTAAACAAGTATTGAACATCCTGGTAGAAAAAGTTGTGATTGAAAAACAAAAGCAGGTAGACATATCAATACATCTACCTGTTCGGGTTTTAATGGTGCCGAGGACCGGAATCGAACCGGTACGGAGCTCACGCTCCGAGGGATTTTAAGTCCCTTGCGTCTGCCAGTTCCGCCACCCCGGCATATTCTTTGTTTACCCTGCAAACAGGGTTTGACAAAACAATTTTTGGAGGCGGCACCCAGATTTGAACTGGGGAATAGAGGTTTTGCAGACCTCTGCCTTACCACTTGGCTATGCCGCCTAATTATGGAGCGGAAAACGAGATTCGAACTCGCGACCCTCGCCTTGGCAAGGCGATGCTCTACCACTGAGCTACTTCCGCATAGTAACAACTGGTGCCGCAGGGCAGAATCGAACTGCCGACACGAGGATTTTCAGTCCTCTGCTCTACCGACTGAGCTACCGCGGCAAGATGAATGGCGACCCTGATCGGATTTGAACCGACGATCTCCGCCGTGACAGGGCGGCATGTTAGACCGCTACACCACAGGGCCGTAAATCAAATCGCTTATTTAGTATAAGCGAAATAGCCCCATCTGTCAACATACTTTTCGTTTCTTTTCACTACTTTTTAACAAAAATCAATCAGTTTAGGATATTCCCCTACAATGACCATTAAACAAGGCCCGCTTTACTGTACAACGCATAAAAATGGTGCGTTGGGCCAACTCCATGCCCCAGCGGGAAGGAATGTTCAATTGCCATCGTCACAAATTCTTTCGCTGCTCGCACGGCATCGCTGATTGTCATTCCTTTTGCCAGTCCGGCGGCAATCGCTGAAGAAAAAGTACACCCGGTTCCATGTGTATGCGGCGTATCAATTCGCTTATTTTCAAAGGCAATAAACTCCCGCCCGTCATATAACAGGTCACACGCATCTCCCGGCAAATGCCCGCCTTTGACGACCACATATTCCGGGCCCATTGCTTTGATCTTGACGGCTGCCTTTTCCATATCCGCTTTATTGTTTACCGGTTCGCCAATAATCTCAGCGGCTTCCAGCAAATTCGGCGTAACTACTTTGGCCAGAGGAAACAATATCTCCTTCAACGCGCCGATTGCTTCCGGTTTTAACAGATGGCTGCCGCTTTTTGAAATCATCACCGGATCAACGACAATGTTCGCGATATTCGTTTTCTGTAATTCCCCAGCCACTGTTTTGATGATCGTTTCATTCGACAGCATCCCGATTTTTACCGCATCTACCTGAATATCGGAACAAACTGCACGGATTTGATCGCGGATAATTTCTTCATCCAAGTCGCGGATATTAGTAACACCACAAGTATTTTGCGCCGTGATCGCAGTAATGGCACTCATTCCATATACACCAAGCGCGGAAAATGTTTTTAAATCCGCTTGTATTCCTGCGCCGCCGCAAGAATCGGATCCGGCTATTGTCAACGCAGTTTTCAT